TAATATTGGATCTGTAATTTCCGAACCTGTAGAGTTCGTGACCAAAACGGGGACTTCTTCTATAATTTCACCCGGTTGTATATTAGAATTTGCTTTTACAAAATAAGTCCCAGCAGCTCCTACTATTTTAGACTTCGGACTATCAAATTCTTTAACTAATATTTTCTTGGAATCTATTTTGAATATAGAACCAGAAGCTGCATCTTTCCATTTTTTTGATTTTTCCTTCATTATATACTCAAAGCCTCCATGTATAATTCTTTGCTCAATGTTTTAAGTTCATTTTTATCTATATCCATTTCCAGACTATCTATTTCTTCTGATATTATACTTAATGTATCTTTTGATAAATCAACAGACATAATTTCATTTTCAGATACAGTAAAATTTTCTACTATTGTTAAATCGAATGGATTACTGTCTGGTAATATCCTCGTCTATAAACAATTTTACAAATTTATTTTCAAACTTAGTAAAATCATCTATGTTTTTTACCTCAGAATATTTGATAGAATAAAAAAGTTTTCTTGGATTTTTTACAAATTCTAAAGATCTGGTCTTAGTATCAAACACATGAAATCCCTTTTCATCATCTACATCACCAAATGACATCTCATATTGGGTTCCGAGATAATGTATATTGCGTTGGGTTGATTTTATATGAAAATGACCACTCATTACCAGTTCAAACTTCTTAAGAAAACTATCGGAAATTCCCCCATGAAACTTAATTCCTCTAAAAGCTTCGTGGTTTTTTAGTTCGAAGTGACCGCAAATAATATTAAGTGGAGTATTTTCCAAAAAGTTAAAAATAAAATTTTCATTTTCTTTACATATCCAAGGTATCATACCAAAAGATATTCCATCAATCTCAATTGCAGTTGGACTATCGTATAAGTTTAAACATGAGTGTT